GGGCATCGGCGGCCTTGTCGATCGCGGCGATCCAGCGCTTGTTTCCGGCGACCTTCGCCTTCGCGGTCTCGACTACCTTGTTGAATTGGGCTTTGTTGATGTCCATTTGTTCACCTCGATTGCTAACTGACAAGTGGAATGTACACCACGTTAGCGCAAGTGTCAATAGTTTATTTCAAGAAAAAATATTTTCTTGCAAGTCGCGCTAGAGTGTGGTACAAACTGCGGAATCAAGAGGCGGGTTATTGCAAATTGCGATACGCCCGCTTAGTATGCGCAAACATGGACGGAGACAAATTTATGACCGCAGTAGAGTTTGCTAAAAAGATTGATTACGACTACTCGACAGTGATGCGCTGGCTGAAGCAGGGGCTCGTGCCCGGCGCTGAGTTTGTTCCGGTCAGCGGCGGCTTCGGCGTCTGGAAGATACCGCAATCCGCCCTCGGGATGGAAAAACCGCGACTCGGGCGCAAACGCGTCGGTAAGAAGCCATCCAAGAAGGGAAGGGCGAAGTAATGGAGTCGATCGCTAGAGAACTTTGCGCGCAGTACATCGATGAGACCTGGCGGACAGGATTCGCCGCCGGATCCGCCGCCACATTCGGCCTGGCGGTTCTGGTCCATTTGGTGATGCGGCTAGTTGATTGGCTGAACGGACACAAGAAATGACACCTAAACAGATCGTGAAAGAACTTGAAAGAGATGGCGACAAGCGGGACACGCCCCGACTTTTCTTTAATGAACTTGAAAACCAAATAGACGACGCTATTTTTGCCGCAATCGAAGAGGAGCGCGAAGCCTGCGCGAAGATAGCGGACACCGCGTTGTATGACGGGCACTACCACTCACCGGAAGCCGCAGCAAGCGACATTGCCGACAAAATCCGCGACCGAGGGAACAAGGACTAATGACCGAAGGCCAGAAAAAGAAAAAAGGCAAAGGCAAGCGCGCCAGGACGGGGCAGGTTCAAGAGGTCTCAAAAGGGAAGTGGCGCATCAGGTTCTCGCTCGGCAAAGACGGCGGATCGGGAAAGCGCCTCGTCTACACGGAGACCTACGCCGCCGAGAACAAAGGCCAGGCCGAGAGCCGCTTGCGCGAACTCCTGCGCCGGCGCGACTCCGGCGAGCCCTTCAAGTACGCGGCTGACTCCTTCGATTCGTTCCTTGATGAGTGGCTTGCGGCGAAAAAGCCCTCGGTCGCCGAGTCGGCCTACAAGGTCTATGCGGATACGATCCGCCTTTACATCCGCCCGAAGCTCGGGAAATTGACCCTGGCGCGCGTTGAGGCCGACGCGATACAGAAGCTCTACAACAAGCTGAGAGACGAGAAGAAAAGCGCCTCGACTATCAGGCAGGTGCATCAAACCCTCGGAATGGTCTTCAAACTGGCGCTCGTTCGTCGAAAAATACGCCTGAGCCCGATGCTCGGGGTCGTTCTCCCGAAAGAGAATACGGACACGGAGCGTCAAACGAAGGCGATGAGCGCTGAGCAAGTCGCCCGGTTCCTGGAGGCGGCGCGGGACAATCGATTTGAGAATCTATTTCGGCTGGCGTTTCACGTCGGATGCCGCCCGGGCGAACTCCTGGGCCTGGCCTGGGCGGACATCAACGGCGAGGCCGCGACGCTCCGAGTCACGCAAACGATCGTATGGCGCGCCTCGGGCGATTGGTACATCAAGGCGCCGAAGACCCGGCTCTCCCGGCGGACCATCACGTTAAGACCCGCGATGGTCGGAATGCTCAAGCAACACCGCCGGGCGCAGCTTGAGAAAAAGTTGAGTCTCGGCGCCGCGTGGACCGACACGGGCTTTGTGTTCACGGACGACGGCGGCCAGCCGTGTCCGCAACACAGCCTTCGCTACGAGTTCAAAAAGATTTTAAAGCGGGCCGGGCTGCCCTGGGACTTTTCACCTTACACGGCGAGGCATACAATGGCGTCCCTTCTGATCGAGGGCGGCGTGAATATCAAGGCCGTAAGCGAACGCCTCGGACATTCGGAGGTCGGGATCACGCTCAACACGTACACTCACGTATCGGAGGGCTTTCAGGCCGAGGTCTCCGGGGACATCGAGCGGATACTCGAAGACGGTAAAAAACGGGCTTTGCAACACAGGGACAACAACTCAGAACCGGAAGAAAATAGAAACCCTTTAAAATCAATTAAATAACAGGTGTTTTCATTTTACTTAGGCAATAACGCGATGGGTGAGTTTGATTCAAACCCGTACACATCGGTTTGATGCTATCATAAAGTGCAAATAAGATTTATGGTCATACGTGGACAAGAACAGATATTGGTGGGCATAGGTAAATTGCAACACGCGTGCAACACGCTGGCCGTGGGACAAAATCGCAGGAAAAAGCGCGCGTCTATTGCCAATAGAACTATGCCTATGTTAATAGATGTGAACCCTTTGCAGGCCGATCCAGAACGGCCGATACGGGGTCGGTCGGACAACAGGACAAATAAACAAATAAACGTCAGACCATACGCCATCCTGCTTGCGAACGACCGCCTCATCCCCACCCGGATAATCCGGGTCGTTCATGCCGGTATCCATTCACAATTCAACATGAAGGTTGTACTACGTATGAAAGACGATAAGCCTGTAAGAGAGAGGATCGCTTATCGAGTGCCGACGCTTGCGGAGGCCTTCGATTTGTCGCCTCATTACATTCGAAAGGAGATCCGCCTCGGAAACCTCCGGGCGTACAAGGTGGGATCGATTTGGATAATCTCGGTGGACGACGCCCGCTCCTGGCTCGCCGGCTTGCCGACGAACCAGGCCGAGGGCGCAGGGCCTACGGGGCGAACCGTAGACCCCTCACCGGCAACACTCAACTAACACCCTAACGACGCGTTTGGTGGACACTCGTTGGGATGCGATGCGATGGGCTGCTTTGGTGTGGGCGGATAATACTCCCGCCCGCGTATCTCAGCAAGCCTTATACAGGGGTCAACCCTCGTGGGATTAATAAAAAATATTGTCAGTAAATGGACATATTTTTCATTCCCTAGCGTCCCATCTCGGCGAGTGTCCACCTAAGCGCACTGGACGCGCTATGATAAATGAAAAAGCCCGACCGATGGAGTCAGTCAGGCTTTCCCTCACACCACTGAATGATCTGTCAAAGCGAGGGAAGCCTACCACATTCACCCTTGCCATTCAATCGAATACCTACGCCGCCCTATTCAAGGAGACGCCATGACAGATGACCTCACGTTGCCCAGGAATAAGGAAATCGAAAAGGCCGTCCTCGGCGCCCTGCTCCTCTCGGAGTCGCCCGAGCGGATAAAAGAGGTCCGCGAGAAGGCCGGCCCGGATTGCTTCATGGCGCAGGCCCGCGAGATTTACCAATGCCTGTGCGAGATGGCCGACCGGGGAGACTCGATCAACCCCGTCATGCTTTGGACCCGGCTCAAAGAGCGCAACCCGTCGGCCGACGCTTCGACGATCGCAATGTTGACCGACGACGCTCCGATCCGCTCGGACCTCTCGACGGAGATCGCCGAATTGAAGAAGCTGGCGACCCTCCGGGCCGTCCAGTATTACGCGAACTATCTGACGGTCGAATCCCAGGCCAAGGACGTAGACGTTTCGGCCCTCCTCGAAGGCATTAAGACGCGCGCGGCGGATTTCGACGAGATGGCCTCGGCCGGCGAATCTGGGGCTTTCCCTTTGACCCCCGGCTTCTACGCCAACCTGCGCGAACTACACGCCAAAGAGACCGTCCCGGCTGAAGACTTGATGATCGGAGTCCGGCGCCGTCAAGTGACGATCTTCGCCAGCGTTACAAACGTCGGCAAAACTACCGTTATGTTGAATCACGCGCTCGCGGCAGCCGGCGGTCAATCCTGGTCTCCGCTACTTCCCGAGCGGCCTGAGCGGCCCTTAAAAATCGTCTTCATTGACGCCGAGAGTACCGATGACGAACTCAAGCGGGACACTCAAACAATGCTCAGGACGATCGGAAATGGCGAGATCGCGGCGGAAAACTTCATCCCGGTTGTGGAGGCCACGATCAACGGCGAGACGCTCAACCTTTCCGATAAAAAACACTTTGAGCACATAAAGCGGTTCATTAAATACCATCAGCCGGATATTGCTATTTTCGATACGCTCAGTTCCCTTTTTACTCTCTACAGCGAGAACGATAACGCCGAAGTAGTTCGCAAGGTAATACGCCCGCTCAAAGAGCTGGCGATTGCCGGGAATTGCGCCGTTTGGGTATCTCACCATATTGGGAAAGCCGGGGAGTCCGACGAGACCGAGGAGGCTTACCGGGGGCGGGGGGCCTCGGCCTTCGGGGGAAACGTCCGAGGGGTTATCACTCTCAGGAAGGAGAAAGCCCTCGGGGACGGATATGTTCGCCTGACCCTGGGCAAGTCCAAGGGGTCGAAACTGGAGCCGGTTAATCTCAAGCTGGACTTCGCCAAGCGAGCTTTCGAACTCTGCGCAACGGCGCCTCAGTCACAGACGCCATATCAACAAGTCATCGGGGTGTTCAACGGAAAGCCGCTCAAGACGGGAGAGATTAAGAAACTGCTCTCCGACCTTTCAAGACCGACGGTTGAGCGGACTTTGACTGAGGCGATTAAAAATGGAGACCTACGCCGCACAACTCACGGCGCCTACGAGCGGCCTAATAATCCGCAAAAAACCGATTCCCTCAATTCCCTCACTCCCTATAGGGATGAGGGAATTGAGGGAATCGCCCAAATCGAAGACAGCGAAGAGGTTGCGGGATTTTTCGATGAAGTGTCCGAAAATGGGATGAGGGACTTTTCGGAGGCGCCCGAAGAGACCGACGAAGACCGCTACCTCGACGCGATCGACGACTAAAAGGAGGGATTCTAATGAACGCCAAGGCCAAAGGGTCGAGAACGGAATATAAATCTATCGCCCTGCTCGAAGCCCAGGGCTACAAATGCACCCGAGCGGCGGCGAGTCTGGGGGTCTTCGACATCATCGCGATAGGCCCGACCGACATTCAGCTTGTGCAATGTAAGTCGAACAGGTGGGCGGGCGCCGAGGAGATGGAGACCATGCGCCAATTCCCTGCCCCGCCGAATGCCTGGAAGTTGGTTCACAGATGGCGAGACCGGCAATCGGAGCCGGATATTCGGATTGTCGCTTAACGAAAGGAGTTTATGAATTTCAACAAGGATACTTTTACAACCGAGACGCTTCTGTCTTTTCTGGTAAAGCTGAAGCAATTAAAAGCCGCCGCTCACGAACAGGCGTTTCAACCTAAATCCGATCCGCGCTACACGGCCATCGAGTTGAAGGTTGACGCCCTGCTCGAAAGGGCCAAAAAGCTAATACCCGCCGTCATGCTCGCCGAAGTTCAAGGCCTGGACGCCCTGATAAAAGACATCTACCAAATGTTCGGCGAGCGGGAACAATCGGAAATCACATCAAAGGAGAGTGGAAATGGACATTAAGGAAAATACAATCGGCTACAATGAAGACGGGCCGGAACTGACGCCTGTCATGATTTATTCTTTAGGCTTCAAGGCCGAGGAATTATTGACGGCCTACGGCGCGCTGAGAACGTACCTGAAAGTTCTTGCGAACCAGGAAACGGAAGACCTGGAACAGATACAGCGCACGACGAAACTGCTCATCACGCTAAGACCGCGAGTTGTCAGAGCGTCAAAAGAGCTGAGTTTAAAAGCGGTAGGAATGGAGGTAGAGAATGCCTGAACCGATCAACATCCAAGATATTCCGGTCGAAACGCCGGCAGAACACGCATGGAAAAAATACAAGGTATCCCAAGGACCGAGCGGGGACACCGCGAAGGACGGATTTATGGCCGGCTGGAACGCCGCCCTTGCCTGGATTCCGTTTCGGATCGCGCAGTTTCGAGAACTTGAGGAAATGCAAATAGCGGAAATCGAAAGCCTGAAAAAGGAAATCGAAGACCTGAAGCGCGGTCGGCCGCCTATTGATTCAGGCGCCAATCCTTCATAAAATCCGCGCCGTACGTTTCGACACTCCTCCTGGGCCGTCTCTCACGAGCGGCCTTCTTTTTTTCAGTTCGCTCTCAGCCTTGACAATGCGCGCCCGCTTCCCCACTATTGGCGCGAAATGGCTCGAAAAGAAACACCAAAAACTGAAAACGGCTCTAATGTGGATCACTACGCTACAGAGCGTCCCTCTGATTCTACTACTCAGATTATTTCCGTGGATGAAAAAGGGCTCCGAGAGATGCTTTTGAAACTCAGAAGCAGTGAAAGATTCATCGCGGACCTTGCCGCTAAACTCGACATCAGCGCACAAATGATGGGCGAGGTACTGAGCGGTAAGAAAGGCTTTGGTCCTAAGCTCTTGAAGGGGCTCGGAGTGGTCAGGTCTTATCGAATGTTCGATGTCGAAGTCATCATGGAGGATTCCAGCGATGAGCGAATCGCTTGAGCGCGCGATCCCTGAAGAGTCCCGCCAAAAGCTATTGCTCGCCGTGGCCTTTCCGTCGAGTCGCCGTGTCGGCGTCAGGGAGGCGGCCGAGGAGGCGGGCATGGGCGTATCTGATGCCGTTCAACTCCTGAATGATCCAACGTTCATCGCCCAAATTCGCCAGATCACTTTCGCCGAGGCCTCAGCGGCGCTTCACGGTCAGGGCATTTCCGACCTGGTCAAGATAGCCACGACGTCGGAAGAGGATCGCAATAGGCTGACCGCGTGGCGCGTGATCGCGCAGATCACGGGCGATTTGAAACACAAGCATCAACACGAAGTGCGCGTTACCTTCGAAGACCTCCGCAAGCGTCAGGGCGAGAGCGGGCTTGAGGGGCTTTTCGACATCCGGTCGACAGTCATAGAGGGCCAGATCGAAGAATGAACGCCACTAGCCCACAGCTAATTCCCTTTGATCGCATCAAAATGATCGTCGATCCGCAGCGGATTGAGCGAGAGTACCAGGCATGGGTGAGGGAAGGCGATAAATACATCGACCGCCGCTTTACCGATCTCCGGGACTGGGACTTCCCTGTTTACTGTGCGGTCAACATCACGATCACCACGAAAGATGGCCGCGCGGTTCCCTTCCTTCTCAACAAGATCCAGCTCCGATTGGTCGAAATAATCCTCGAAGAATTGACCTCCGGAAAGCCCGTCAGAATCCTGATAGACAAGATTCGGCAAGGCGGCGTCTCGACCGTAATCTTGATTTTCTACTACTGGCTGACCTCGCTACGTCCGAACCGCAACACGCTCGTAATCACTCAAGACCTGGAATCAGTCACGAACTTTTCGAGCCGCCTGCGCGCAGCCATCGAGGAGGCTGACCCGCTTTTGACTCCAAGTATTAAGAGCGAGCGCAATAATCTGATTCACTTCGCCAATCCCACGGCCAGGGGCGGCAACCGGAGAGAGCGCAAGGGCAAGGGTCAGGATTCCAAGATAATGTTTTTCACCTGTAAAAAGGTGAGCATCGGCCGCTCTTTCACGTTTCAATACGTTCACATCTCAGAGGCGGCTTTCTTTCTCGACCAGAAGCCGAAGGTCAGCGTCAAAACCCTGCTTGGCTCCCTCGCGCACGCCGTACCGCTCCTGCCCGGTTCGATTCTTATCATCGAAACCACTCCGAACGGCCTGAACGAAATAGCGAAAATGTGGGATGACGCCGTTAAGGGCAAAAACGAATTTCGCCCTGTTTTCTTCCCCGCTGTCGCGTCCGAGGAGTACCGCGCGCCGCTTCCCGAAGGCGCAACCCTAGAACTCTGCGAAGCCGAAGAGGCCTCCGGCGTTCCGACCAGGTGGGGCAATGAGCTTGCCGAATCGAGAGTTATCAGGCAACAGCTCGTCGAATGGCATCCCGAACTCTATGAGAAATGGGGCGATAAATGGCTTGAGCGTGAACTGTTGGCGCGATTGAATTGGCGCAGGCTCTACATCGACGGCCCGTGCCACGGAGACAAGGCGGTATTCCGTAGGGAATTTCCATTGACGCCGCAACAAGGCTTCGAGGCCACGGGCCGTAATTGCTTCGACCTGCCGTCAATCGAACTGATGCGCCGGTTTGTGGAAGACGAAGGCCTCCAGCCTAGGCGATTCGCCTACGTGCATGATCCTGAAGACGGCAACCCGGAGAGCAAATTCAAGGCAGACAAGTACGGGCCTCTGAGGATCTACGAGGAACCCCGGCGCGGCGTTCAATACGTCCTCGCTGCCGATCCCGCTCAGGGAGTCAAGAACGGAGACCCTTCGGCCATGCTCCTGCTGGCCTGCGACGAGGAGCCGCCTTACCTTCGAGAGGTAGCCTCTTATAGCGAAGTGATTACGCCAGACAAGTTCGCTGAACTGCTCTATTACCTGGGGCTCCTGTACGGTACGGCCCTGCTCGCGCCGGAGAGAAACGAGCGCGGAGGCTATGCCGTATGCCTGAAACTCCATAAGGAAATGAAATACGAGAATCTGTATTTCAGAACGAAGAATTACGGCAAGGCTTACGACGATCAGCCGGGATTCGTGACGGAAGGATCGAACAAGGGCGTCATTATCACAGGCCTGGATTACAGAATCAGGGAGGGAGACATCCTGCTTCGCACGCCGGCGCTACTGACCGAGTTGGAGCATTTCGTGGAACTGGAAAACGGAGAACTTGGAGCGGAGCCCGGCTACACCGACGATCTTGCGATGTGCGCCATGATCGGGGCGAATGTCAGTCTGAGGATTCAACATTGGAGATCGAAAGAAAGGCCGCCGGCCGGCTCAATCGGCGACATGAAGAAAAGGGGAGTATGGAAGAAACGATAAGTCTTTATAGGCATGCGATTGGGCCGAGGTTTGCGCGCCACTTCAGTAAGACAAAGGGAGCATGGTTTGCAGGCTTCGGCTTTTACTGGTTTTGCGTGATGTTTTATAGGAAGTGCGGGCCGGAGATGTTCCAATTCGACACATCTTTCAATTGGACCGGGATCGTTTTTTGCTGGAGTCTGAACCCGACGCCGAACTTCGGCGATCTGATTTGGCTAAAGTCTAAAAAGTGGGGTGTCTATGCCTAGAAAATACCGGCCGCGCACATTCACCGCAGGAAATAGCCAGATAACAATCAACCGCGCTACCGCGCCCGCTCCCGTCGAAACCGGAGACGCCGAGAAAGACGCCCATATCTGGATGTCGCGTATCCTCAAGACTCTTCATACCAGGATCGAGAGCGACAACGGTGATAGGCATTGGGACGCCTACATCAATTGGTTTAACGGTCTCCAGTGGCAGCATGAGGATACCGGGAAAAATGGATGGGATCTCTATAGCGATACGATCACAAGCGTCTACACGAACAACATCGTCCAATCGATCGCCTCGGCCTATATGCCTTTCCTGCTCAACGGCAACATAGAATTTCGAGTCGCGCCGAAGCCTAACCGGCCCGGAGACGCCGTGGCGGCCGAGATCCATACCTCGCTTCTAAATTACGAATGGGGCGAACGAAGCATGACGGATCAAGTCAAATTGATCATTGATGACGTTGTCACCATAGGCCATGGAGTCGGCGAGACCGCATATCACGTCGAAGTGGATCAGGCCCGCCGCAAAGATCAGGGCAGCATCGAATACCGGAAATACGTCCGAAAGGACGCATGTACGGTCGAATGGGTAAATCCCTTCGATTTCCTTTATGACCTGACGGGCAGAGACGGAACGCTCCGAACAGCGCACTGGGCCGCTAAGCGCACATGGATACCGTTTCATGATCTCGTAGCAAATAAGCGCTTCAATCCGAGAGCGGTCGAACTGATCCGCTCCGGCGCCGCAAGCCACAATCTTTCGATGCGCTCCGGATTTAGAGAGGAGGCGAAATCTCGCGTCGGCGGATTCTTCGGCCGCGAGATGGGGCCGAGAGTCCCGGAGGAGTCATTGATCGCAGTCTGGGAGACGTGGGATTGGAAATACAGGCAGGTAATCACGATGCCCGAAGGCTTACCCTGCCCACTGGACGTTGAGGAGTGGCGGTATCCGTATCTCGACGGATTCCCTTTCGTCATGATTCCCTTCCTTCGAGCTAAAAAACTGCTTTATCCGATAGGCGTTGCGCGACAACTGAAAGACGCGCAGCTCCAGACAAATCGAATCCGTACTCAACAAGTCCAGAACGTCCGATCACAAAAGGACATGTACGGCTTCGACACCAACAAGGTAAACAAAGAAGCAATCGAGGATTTCGCAGACCTTCCAACTCGCTCCGTAATTCCGATGCAGGGACCGGACGGCATATTCCCAATTGCGAATCCGCAATCAAACCGAGACATTTTGATCCTGGAGCAATCAATCGGACAGGACGCGCAGCGAACGACGGGCGCCGATGCGATCTTTCAGGGTCAGCCGCTCGGAGACCGGACAACGGCCGGCGAGGTCTCGGCGCGGATCAACATCGTGCGCCTGAAGGCCGACGATAAAGTCTCGAACGTCGAGAACGGGGTCACGGAACTCGCGCGCCAAGTGCTTCAGCATTTAAAGGCCAACAGGGTCGAAGATGACGTTATTTCAGTTGTCGGCCTGCTCGGGACTCAATGGCGCCAATATTCCGCCGAAGATATTCAGGCCGAGACCGACGTAACGGTGTCGTATTTCGCCGCGCCGAAAAGCAATCCCGACATCGAGCGCCAGCAAAAAAGCAACGTGTTTTCCCTGGCGGTCCAGGCCGCGCCCGTCATGGCGCAGCAAGGAGCGCCAAACACCATAGACATGGTGGAACTTTTCGCCTGGCTTCTGAAATCGTTTCCCGACATCCAGGATGCCGGGAGATTCTTCAAGCCGGCGCTCGTCGTCCATCCCGAGCTTAAACAAATCCCGGAAGGCGCTGGGGCGGGTCTGCCGCCGGCGCTCGCCGGACAGTTGGCTCCCGGACAACTTCCGTCTCAGCCAGGCGTCGCTCAGCCCGGAGAGGGCGGAAGCGTGCAGGATCTACTACAGCAAATTCTCGGCGCTTCGAATCGAGGCGCTTAACTTAAACGATAAGGAGACCCATGAAACTAAAACTCATCCTCTCAATGCTGCTTCCAATCGCCAGCATAGCCGTCCAGTTACTAAGGGACAAAGACGAAAATTCGACGGGGATCGATGACATCGCCGCCGATCAACTCGACACGGCGATTGAGAGCCTGCGCAAGTATTTGGCTCCAGCAACCGAGCCCCTGCGGCCACTGGACTAATCTATGCCCCTCTACGACTTCGATTGTAAATTCTGCGGGCGCTTCGAGCTTCTACTGAAGGAAGCGCCCAAAGGAAAAAGAGCCTGCCCGAAGTGCGGGGCGCGATCTCCCCTTGTCTGGCCTCTGACCGTTATGAGGCCAGACTCTTTATGGGCCGGGCATTACATCGAAAATCAAGGCTATTTCACTTCTGAATCTAAGCTAACGAGGGTTATGAAAGAAAAGAAACAAACGCGAGTCGGAGATAGGATTGACGCTGAAGGAATGAAAAAGATGGCGGAGCAAGCCGCCAAGGCAAGGGATAAGAAGTTCGAGGAGGACAGCCGGAACTTTCTCCGGGCCGAGATGGCGAAGCGTGATCTTCTCGACAGCGATGGAAAACTCCGGCCCGAGGCCAGTAAACCCTTGTCCGACACTCCCTTGCTTTCAAGTAACGACGAAAGGACCAGGCCAATTAAATAGTGTCGATATTTCGACACTTAGATTGACTTAAGTCTAATATTGGACTTAACCTTAATAAGGAGACGATCTTATGCCGCAGACTTATCAAGCTCCGGTAGGAGCCGGAGTAGGAGTTCAAAAGTTTTCAATCAAGCCGGGAGGCCTTGGGCTAGACCTCGTCGGCTCGTCTCCGGCTCCGTCTCCGGCAGCTCCCGGCGGAAACCCAGAATCCGCGCCTACCCCTGCTTTACTCTCCGAGCCGACTCCGCCGCCGACTCCATTTGAAAGGCTTTATCCCGGAGTAGATCCAACAAAGGTCGAGATGGAGCTTGACGGCAAATCGAACAGGATCAGGTTTAAGCCGATCCAGACCGAGGCTCCGCCGGAAACTCCCACGACTCCGACAGAGCCTCCGCGTCCGGCGTCCGGGGTTGCGCTCTCGGCGCCGGAAAGCGATCCGGTCGCAAGACTTCAGGCGCAACTCGACCAGCAAAGCCAGATCATGACGGCAATGGTTATGGCGGCGGCTTCCGGTCGGCCGCTCGGTGAAGTTCTCGGACTCCAGGCCGCGCAGGCTCCCGAGCCGGATTACTCGGGCCTCGACCTTTACGACGACGCGCAGCGGGCGCAATTCATCAAACAACTAAGGGCTGATGCGCTCCAGACCGCCAAGGCTGAAGTCGAGGCGCAGATGCGCGGACACCTGCCGCAGATTCAAGGCGCTCAACGATACGGCGAAATAGCCTCCGTCGCGGCCAAGTACGGCAAGGATCCAGACTTCGAGCGCAAGGCCGCGCTCACCGAGACCCTGGTCAACGGAAATCCCAATATCTCATTTGAGGCGACATATAAGCTCGTCTCGCAGATACAGGAGGGACTGAGCAACCTTCCTGCTACGGCCAAAGGGGCGGAGCCTGTGGCCGCCCCGGAGGCCAAAACAGTAATGCTCACTCCTGCGCAACAGCAGGCAAAGGCGGCGCAGGCCGCCCGCTATCAATCAACTCCAGGCGGACGCGCGAACGGCCCGCCGACTCCGCCGCCCGAGGTGGCGCGGAACTTCAAGAAACTCGCCGCTTGGGTCGCTCACCAACAGGCGCTCGGCAATCTGCCATAAGGAGATTACATGGCTTTAGATACCTCTTTTAATCGCGTAGTGGCGACGACTTTGCCGCTGTACGCGCCGAGAGTCACGGAGAGCATCGTCGGGGCGATTTCCCTACTTTGGAAAATGGCCATGATGGACGGCGTCGAGACTCGACCGGGCGGAACGCAGATCGGCGAGCCGACGATCCTGAGCACAAACACCACTGTTAGGGGCTATTCGGAATTTGAAACGCTGAATACAACGCTTCAATCCGATCCGAATATCGCTTCCTACCTTTGGAAGATCATCGCCGGAACGGAAGGTCTTTCCCTTCTCGAACAGGGCAAGAATTCGAACTCCGCCACAGCGCCCGTGGATTTGTGGGACGCCATCATTAACCGACTCGCGCTTTCAATGCGTATCGAAGTCAACCGCCAGCTCTTCCTCGATGGAACGGGCGACGCCGGCGCGGACCTGACCGGTTTACAGATCGGACTCGATTTTGCCGGAACGAATAGCGTCTACGGCAATATTGACTCAAACGTCTTTACGAACTGGCGCAATCAGACCGTGGCCTCGCCGGCGAACTCGATTCTCTCAGGCGTCGCGGCCGACGAGCTTGCGGGAGTTCAAGCAATGCGGCGGCTTGCGAATCAATGCTCCAGTCAGAACGAATGGCCGACGATGTACATCACGTCGCGCGAAGTTCATGAGGTCTGGGAAAAGACGCTTATCACGAATGAGCGATATATCCGCGAGGCCTTCGACGATGACATGGTTCGGAGCGGATTCCAAAACTATATCTTCAAAGGCGGCGTGATGGTCTTCGATGATTTGATCTTCCCGAACACGCTCGGGGCGTCAGGCGCCACAACCGGCCACGGATTTCTCGCGCTCAACCTTCGTTATCTGAAATTTGTCATGATGGAAAACTTCGATTTCGTCATGAGCGATCCGATCAGGCCGTTCAATCAGATGGCCGACACGATCCAAATGATCATGCACGGAAACATGATCATGAATAACCGGCGCCGTCAGGGCCGCATCAACTTCAAGACTGCATAAGGAGGAATCATGCCGCAATCAGGAATTGACGTAACGAGAGTTGACGCGACCGCGCAGTATCCAGTCGGATACGAGCAGGAAGATCCACGAGGCGGAGCGTTTTCGGGCAACAAGGTGAAATACTGTCGCGCCAATGGAAGCATACCCGTCAATAGCGCGGTCAAGGCCGACGCGACATTCGCCACGGCAGCGGAGCGTCACGCGACGGTAATCGTGACGGCGGGCGCTGGAAGCTTTGAGGGCGTTTCGGACTGCGTGGCCGTGACGGTCACGGCTGGTCAGTTTTTCTGGATCACCACTTATGGCCTGGCCATAGCCTTAACCGCCTCCACTACGGCGGGAACGGCGCAAGGCACGGCGGCGGCAGGCGGCCTAACCGACCTGACCACGGTCACGTCGGCTCAGGCCGTGGGCAAAACCGCCATCGCGATGTCCGCTACCGGAACTCCGGTGGCCAATAAGTCCTATGTTCTTTTGAGATAGTTGGAGGATAAACATGCCAGCAATGAAAAAGATGAAAAAGGCCGACTACGGAGGAAAGGCTTTTCAGACTAACTCCAAAGTCCCGCAGGCCTCGAAGAGTAATGGCCCCAAGGGCTTCGTTCGCGGCTCCCAAAGTCATGGAACGACGGCCGAGACCATGGGGGTCGGCGGCAGGCCTACGGGCCGAGGCAAGGCCATGGGAACAGCCAAAGGCAGAGGCGGGAAGAGCTACTAAGGAGACTGAATGTCGGACACTCTTACTTTTCCGAAAGCTGAGGACACCGAGGCTCCGCCGAAACGAAAGCGGAGCCTCGAATCTATCGCAAAACAGAAGGCCTCAAACGCGGCGCGGCGCGCCGAGAAGTCCAGCGCCGTGGACGTGAAGACCGGCCTCGACACCGAAGACCTTGCGGAAATGGAATACGCCCGCAAGTTAGCCGAGGCCGAGGCGCGAATCAAAGAACAAGCCATCCCTGAAGACAACCGGCTCATGGTCCATCAGGAGGTCAAGATCGACGTCTTCAATACCCTGAGACGCTACGTCGAACTGACTCCTTCCATGTGCGATGTTCGCAATTGCCCTTTCGATGCGGCGATCGAAGCCGGGTGCGCGGGCTGGAGCGAGGCGCCCGTGGATCAGCCGATGTCGGACGGTAAAACATTTGGCGAAAGGCTGATCCAGATGCGGGACTATCACAAGGCCACGGCCCACGTCGTTCGGCCGGACGATAGTCACATCATCACGGCGGCGGAAATGCACAAAAGACAATGGTCGGTAGGCAACAGCGTCAAGGGAGACTTCCTGAAAGGCGCGAGGTAGCAGTATGGCCAAGAAATCCATGAAGCTCGGCGGCGGCGGCCGTTTCGCTAAAGTGGCGGCGGCGGCGAAGCGGAGCGGGGCGAAAAACCCGGCGGCGGTCGCGGCGGCGGCCGGACGTGAAAAGTACGGAAAGCAAAAATTCCAGCAACTTGCAGCCGCTGGAAGACGGAGAGCGACCAGAAAACGAGCCATGTAATCATGAGACCCAGAAGGCGGGAAAAACACGTCGCCCCCTATTGGAGCATGACTTACTACAATATCGCTGCTCTTGATAGCCGGGATGATGATAAAACTCTTGCTGACACCACCAGCATACGGAAGGACTCATGAAGCGTTTTCCTTTATTCACCGGTACAGCCGGCAGGGTTTTCGCACAATCATGGTGAAGCTGATGGCAACGCTTACAAAGAGTTTCCAGGTTGTTAGGGTTATTATTTGCGTGATCTTCATCTTTATGATGTACGACTAAGTGTTTTACTGAATTACAACGTTCGCATGCGGATTTCAGGAATGTTCTATATAGCCGAAAGTTTCTACTACTCATGTACAAGACAATAACACATTTTCGCATCAACGGGCAAAAGAAAATGACGGCCCTCGCGCAGGCCGGAAAGCGCCGAGCGGCAAAAAGACGGGCAATGTAATGGCCACGGTCAACGCGATAGCCTTATCGCTAATCACTGAAGCGGAAGAGTCAACGGACGACACGGGATTCGTCACGAAGATCGAAAAGCGCGTCAATGAGGCGCTCCAGGAGATCGGCCTTGCGGCGAACTTCAATCCGTTTCGCGCCCGCTCGACTTTCGCTACGGCCGCCACAACTCCGACCTACAACCTACCCGCGAAGGCCAGCCAGATCGTACAGCTCCGGTTTACCGTTGACGGCGTCCCGATTCCGATGCGAACAGTCCAGGAATTGAGTCGTCTTGGGCTGCGCCTAGAAGATACCGGGCGGCCTCAATGTTGGGTCGAAGACGGAGTCCTTCAATCCGGCGCTAACAACCTGGTCCGTATCCGTCTCGTTCCGGTTCCTGTCGATATCGAGAATATCGAAGAGGAACACTACTTCGACCCTACGGATACCGCCTCCGCCTCGAATCTCGAAGTCCCGGATTCATTTCTGGTTTGCGTCAGGCTTCGCGTTCAAGTGGCTATGCTCATAAATGACGGTAAGTATACCGCCGCCGCTTTAATTCAGAGACAGTACGACAAGAATCTGGAGAGGCTTGTTGACCGCGAGCATCAGAAGCCATCGCAGAAGATCGTTTTAAAGGAAGTGGATATAGTAAACGTCCGCAGGCGCCGAGGGCCGCGCCTCCCTGGCAACTACGACGACAGATGGTAATGCGTAAATGGCCGATGAGAACAAAGACCTTCTTGATTTACCGCCGCTCCTCGTTCCCGGCTGGGGACGTGGAATCGTAACCAGCTTTCCCGCCACAGAAATACCTGACGACGCCGCGCAAGACATCCTCAACATGGAATTCGACGACAGTGATAATCTATCCTGTCGAAACGGACTGACGCAGCTTTTCTCCACCACCTTCGCCAATCGCATAACGTCGCTCTATTACTTCACTTCCGGCGCCGGAGAGATCGGAATCCTTTACACGACGGCCGCCCAGCTCCGAATCGTCGAGACGAACGGAACCGGCGACACGAATCTGACCGGAGCTTTAACTCTACCAAATAATACTTTTTGGCAATGGATTACCTACAAGGATATAGCGATAGGCGTTAATAAGGCCTCCAGCGGCGATAACCCGGTCAAGGTCTCAACGGGCGCCGTCGCGGCCGCTCTAGGCGGCAGTCCGCCTAAAGGTAAATACATTGCGCTCTGGGAAAACCGCGTATGGATAGTTTCAGCCACGGAGCCGAATCAACTATGGGGCTCAAAGCTCGGCGATCCTGAAAACTGGACTACGGGAGTCGGCGCCGGAGATGCGATAACTCTCGACGTTGAGCTTGACGACGGCGATACGATCAGCGGCCTGTTTGCCACGCGGGACGCCTTATATATCAAGAAAACCAAGCGAATTTATAAAATAGTTAAGATCGATCAGAATAAGTCCATCACCGATCAGACCAACCTTAAGGTCGCGATCCATTCGCAAACCATAGGATGCGTAAGCCCCTACTCGATCCAGCCGATCCTCGACGACGTAATCTATCTATCCGAGCAAGGTCTAGCCTCGTTGAAACTCTCCGAGGTTACGGAGGATTTCCGCACCGCGCTTTACTCGCGCAATGTCGCAGAGATAGCGAAGATCAATAAAATAACGGATGAGATTCCGTCTCTGCTCCTGCCGAACGTCAATCAATACTGGCTCTCGATCCCGGCCGCGATCTCTACCAGGCAGATTGACGAAGTATACGTGCTAGATTTTCTGAATATTCAACGCGGAATAGACGCTGCCAGGTGGACGCGGTTTAGCGGGCTTGCGGCCTTTACCGCCGCCACGTCCTTCATCGGCGGAACCGGGAGGATGTACGTAATAGGCGCTAAGAACGCTGGCGGAACGTATCAGATTTATACCTACAGGCCGAAGACCTCGGGCGGAACGTTCAGCGACAACGGGGTCGCGTATTCAAAGCTCCTGAGGACGAAAGCATACGTGGCAAATCTGCCGCTGATCCGCAAGCACTGGCGCAAGTGGGGCTTTGCCTTCGACCTGGAGACCAACTCAGCGCAGGTCTCGATTAAGTATTTCCTCGATAGCAATATCACGAAAGGCGGAAGCTACGCCTTCACCTTGAACGCCTCGACGCTCGGCGCCCTTTGGGACCAGGCCATTTGGGACGTGGATTCATGGGACACGGCCGTCGAAGGACCTGTAGACATAGTACGCAAACTCCTTACTAATTCGTCAGGTCAGAGGTCTCAATCCATAACCTTCGAGGTCTCCAACTCTCAGAACGGCGAAGGCTACACAATAAAAGACTTTCTATTGATTTACAGCATGCTTTCAGAGCTGAAGGTAACGGAAATATAGATGGCCGCCACAATCGCAAGATTTACAACCTTTGTTCCGGCGACTCCGATCCTGTCAGGCGACATGAACTCGGAGCTTAACGCCCTGGTCAACCTGTTGGCCGGGAACAGTTCGGGACTCAAGGCCGTCTTCAAGGTCTCAGACGCCGGCGACCCGCCGCTTGAGGTAAACCAGCTCGGAGTCGGGCCGATTCAGAAATGGTTTCAGGCCGGAGTCGAAAAGGCTCGAATCCGAAATGACGGCTCGATCCGAACGCCGGGCGTCTACGACTCGAACGACAATGAGGAATTGCTTTTCGTGGCCACGGCTTCCGCAGTCAACGAGCTTACCCTTACGAACGCCGCGACGACCGGAAGGCCGAAGCTGAGCGCCACGGGAGGCGACGCCAACATCGGCATCGACTTAATCCCGAAAGGGACCGGCGTCGTTAAGATTCAGGCAGGCGCGCCCGTGGCAGGCGCCGACGCGGCGAATAAGGATTACGTTGACGGCAAGCGGACACTGTGGACGGCGAGTTTTAATATTGCCGATGTGGCGGCGCGAGGCACTGACGCCGACTTCAGCAATATACAGGGCGCATGGATTCCATCCGCCGGTTTTACCTGCACTCACATCGCGGCGAAGTTCGGGGCCGGATCGGCAAGCGGCTCCTTCACTCTCGAATTTCGCAAACAACCCCAAGGTAGCCAGGCGCAAACAACGCTCGGCTCTATTACTTTCAACTCCGGAACTCTTGGAGTAGGGGTAGAAGTGGACATTGCAGACCATACCTTTACGGCGCTCGATTGGGTGTACGTGGTCGTAAGCGCGGTAAGCTCGCCACTGCAAAAGTCCGTATGGTGTTCGTTTAGAGGATTTCAAACCGTATCTTGAGGTAGCGCATGTCTGTCCTTGTTCGGATAACTGATTTTGTTCCGAGTACGCTCATCAAGTCTCAGGAGATGGACGACGAACTAAATCAGCTCGTCAATTTGCTGAGCGGCGCTTCGACGACTAAAGACACGCTGCTTAAATTCTTGGACGGAACAAATCCGGTCTTGCGCGTGGACCAGCTCGGCGCGGGAGTTATTCAACAGTGGCTGCAAAATGGCGCAGTTAAGACAGTCATAGACAATAGTGGATTTTTATATCTTGGGAAAGGGGTAATAGACGCCGCGCCAACGGCTGGACTCATAAGTGGCACTGGTGGAAGCGGGACGAATATAGCCGGCGCGCCTCTCGATCTAACGGGCGGCAAGGGCACTGGCAACGCCGAGCCGGGACAACTCGCGGCGCGGTATCCGCTGCGCGCTTCCAGCGGGTCAGTCCTCCAATCGTTAAGCGCGGATCGGTTTCCGCTTGTCACCGCGCTCTATACCAATACAGCGAGCGGGACGGCGGTAGCGAACACCACGACCGAAACAAGCCTTTTCACCGGCATAACCGCTTCCAGTGGCTCAACGCGGACAATCGAAGCTGGCATTAGCGCGGCGGGGACGGATTATCGTGTCCACCTCGAAGGCTCCATCGGCACGACCGGGACGCCGACAATGCAGATTCGAGCCAAATTCGGCTCGACGACGATAGCCGATTCGGGTTTGTTCAACGCGCCGACGAACGCCAGCGGCGTCTGGAATTTCGATTTTATTATTCGAGTTACAGCGATCGGAGGGTCAGGTTCGGTGACAGCGCGAGCCCGTTTCGAGGGCGTAACGGGCGGCGGCGTGACCACGCCAACGATAGTCCACTCTAATAGCATTGCGTCGATTAATTTCACCGCGAATCAGACTCTCGACGTGACTTGGCAATGGGGCACGGCTTCCGTGTCGAACACTGCCACTCTAACCGGGGTTACAATCGAAAGGATCAGGTGATGCCTTATCCCCATGACCTGATAGCCGTAATCGGCTTTATCGTCTTTTTTGCGATTGGTTGCCTGCTAGGCTACTGGTCGCGCAGAGGTAAGAAGAATGGCTGTAAGTAATCTTTCACCGTATCAGCTTGCGATTCAAAGCGCCGTAGGCAATGGCAAGGGCGCAAGCGCGAGCGGCGATCTTCTCGGGCGAATAGCCGATCAGGTCTTTGGACCGGCTCCGGTCACGCCCGGCAGCCGGATCACCTATCAAGACGCCGCGACAGTTAAATGGATAGACGCGGAAGGATACGAGCATACGGCGACGCGCTCTCTCGACGGCCGCGATCCCAACGCGGGCCAGTGGCGGGACAACACGAACCGCCCGGCGATCCTGCCGCCTTCGCAGGGTCAACAGAACATCGTCAATCAATTGACCGGGCCGCAAGGCGTGCTCTCGGACATCGAAAAGATCCGAGGCCTCGCCGGGCAACTGTCCACGCCAGCGGCGCTCGCGCAGCTCGACCCGCAGACGCAGGCCGCGCTCCAGGCGATCACGGACGCCTCACTCGCTCGGCTTCGGGATCAGTTTCAACAGGATCAATCGGCGCAACTTGCGAACCTTTTCGGGAATCGAGTTCAATCAAGCTCGATCGCCACGAACGCGCTTGCCGAACTTCTCAAACAGCAAGGCCTTGTCACGTCGGACGCGCTCGCCCAGGGGGCCGGACGCGAATTAGCCACGAGGCAATTCCTCACCCAGACGGGCCAGCAAGGACTTCAGGCGGCGCTACAGGGCTTAATCGGAGGCGCGAACACTCAAAGCGATTTACTGCAAAACCTGACCGGACAACAGACGCAGCGCGACATCGCTACGGGAGGCTTAAACCTCGATTATCAGAAGCTCCTGGAGTCAATCAGGCAGGCCAATCAGGGATTCGAACTCGGCCAGCAAAACGCCGATTCGCAGTTAGCTCAGTCACGGAGCGCGCTCGATAAGGTCCTAAAGATCTCTGAAATCATCGGTAATTTCGGCAAGGCGGCCTCTGGGGTGGGAACCGGCCTCGGAGCCGTAGGCGTAGGGGTGTAAACATGGCAAATAACTCAATTGACGTACAACAGGCCTTAGCCGCGCTACTTCAAGGGAGTGGCCAGAATCCGTTTACGTCGGCGCCCACGGGGCCGACCTTCACGACCCCTGGCCCTGTAGGGCTTGACGCCCTGAAAGCCTTATTTCAACCGCCGAGCGAGACCGCTCCGATTGACACCGGCGGGACGATTCCAATGGGAACGACGACTTCCGTCCCGACCTTCGCGCCATTGCCGCCGATGAATGAAGAGATTGGCAATATCCTGAGCATGATTCAAGGACTTGGAATCGGGACGCCTCCGCCTCCGCCTAAGCCGCTCGGCTTACTAGGGAAAATCGCGCTCGGGCTGCAAGGTTTCGGCGCCGGAGTCCAGGGACAGGGTCCGCAATTCCTCGCTGCGCTCAAGGCTGAACGCGAGCGGCCGGCGAGAGAGGCGCAGGCCCAGCGGAACGCCCTTTTAGCGGACATAATCCCTGGCGCGATCTCCAGGCGGGGCGCGCAGCAACAGGCGCGAGAGCAGGCCACCTACACAGCGGAGCGACAGTTAGGTCTGGAGCAGCTTCAGCAAGAAGGGATTAACTCAAGGGAAACAGCCAAGCGCGCCGACGCGCAATTGACGCTCATAGGTAACCGAGCGGCGAAGCTTGGAGAATTGGGAGTCCCGGCCCAGGCAGTCCAGCCGATAGCCGAGGCGCTTTCGGGCCTTCGAGTGTGGACGCCTGAATTACTGCAGGTCTATAACGCCACGGTCCCGGCGAAAGCTCGCGCCGACCTGGCCAGGGCGGAGGCGGAGACGGCGAAGACTCGCGCCGAGGCTCAATTGCTACCGCTGCGGGCGAGCCAGTTAAAGGCGGAGATTGGAAGAATCGGAGTTCTCAATCAAAAAGACCTTCAGGAGCTCAACCCGGCGTCGAATAAGAAAGTACAAGAGGTCTTCGATTTCAGCGTACGCGAGGCTCTGGCTCCGACCCTGGCTTCAGGCGCAACCCCGAGCGCGGCCGAGATTCTGAAGGCGACGAACGTCGGCCGCAGAGTCGCGGTCGAAAGGCTCGGTGGAAACCTCCAGGAATATGACCGATTCCTTCAGCGCGTTGATTCCGATCCAGCCTTCGCTGCGATAGTCAGGGAGCAGAGACAGCGCGGCCTAAACGATCTGCAGTTGCTCAAACTGGCAAAGGAAAGCGGTAAGTTCTAATGCCTCAGAATCCATTCGACAAGCTGGGAACGGCGGGAACCGTCGCGCCTGTAAGGAAGCGGAAATCCGGGAATCCATTCGACGCCCTTGGACCTCTTCAGCCGCCGCCGCCCCCTACGCCTCCGCCTCCCACGCCGGAAGAACCTCCGGGATTTCTCGAAAACCTGAAGATCGGAGCGCAACGGGCGATCCTGAGCGCGTCGGACGCCGGTCGTGTTCTCAATGAGGCCTTCAGCGCGGCCGCCAGTGGAGACTTCGGGCCGCTTAAACAACTGGCCGAGGTTGTCGGGCGTGGGGCCGCTCCATTCGTTTCAGCGGCGGCGAATCCACAAATCGCGCCGCAGTCGTTCATCCTGGAGCGGCAAGCGCAAGCCGGCCCGATTGAAGAACTGACTCGCCAGCGTGAGGAGAGGATCGGCCAGATACCAGAACTTTATTCCAGCGAGGTTGTAGACCAGGAAACCAGGGCCGAACTCGCGCGCCGCGCCGGCCTCGATCCGTCACTTTTCGGAAAGGTCACGCGCGGAGGATCGGAATTAGTTACCGCTGCGATTCCGTCCGTGGCCGCCGGAGTCGCAACGGGCGGCAGCGTCCCGGCCGTCGCAACCGTCGCCGGCCTCCAGTCTCTCGGACAGCCGGAAAACCTGGTTCCGTCCGTGGCGCTCGCCGCAATTCCCTTGCCTGTCGGTAAGGCCGTCGCGCCTTTGATTCGCCGCTTGAGAGGCGGCAGGATCGAGCCGGTTATCGAGCCGGTATCGGCCAGAGCGCCGGAGATCGTTCCATCAGCGCCGGCCATTTCAGAACCGGCGCCAACTACGGCTCCGGCAGCTATTCCTACAGTGGCCCGCGCTGCGGCGGAAAACCCCTTTTCCGCGCTCGAAACGCCTCCGTCCTTATCGGGGGTAGGTCAGCGCGCTGGATTGACTACAGGGCAACAGGAGGCCGAAGCGCTCAATTCGGCGATTCAAAAACTAGGAACCGACAACCCCGGCGAAATCGCGGATATGATCGCCAACGCTAACCGGCGGTTTAATGAAACCGTCACAAAGCCGGGCGAAGCCAAGCGGCCAATCACGCCGACCGAACGGCAATCCGCCATCGAAGACTACAACCGGATTAAGACTCTCACGAACGCCGAACATGACGCCCTGGCCGAAGTCCTGCCGGAGCGGACATTATCCCCTGTCAACAAGATGCTGGTCGCGGGCGAACCAACGGCGCGAGCGATCAGCGACATCCCGATGTCGGAGGCCAACGCCCAGCTCGACGCCAACCTTCGCGAACTGGAGGCCTTTTTCGGAGCGCAGGCAGGCAATGCAAACCCCGGCGCGCTGGAGATGGCAGTCGGAAAAGACGCCTTCGACGGCGCGAAGGTCAAAGTCAAAGACCTCGGGCTTCCATCGAAGACCGCCCCGGTCGAGGCCTCGGACGCGATCCCCATCGCCCGGATGGTCAAGGCCGAAGACCTGACGCTCGGCCGGGACGATCTCTCGAAGGGGCGCATGTTCCAGGCTCAAGAAAACCTCAACGAGGGACTGAAACCAGGCGGGGCGGAATACACGACGCCCGGCGGCCGCAAGGGCGTTGTGACTGATATACGAGTGACGCCCGACCCGGCCGATCCGGGCAAGTTCATCGTGGGCGGAGACGGCAATCATCGCGCAGCGCTCCTGAAGCTCCAGGGATACAACGGCGAAATCCCGGTAATTTCGATGGAATCTCCGGCGCAGACGGCGGCGCTTCAGGTTAAAGGCGTACCGCTCAACGAATTGGAAGTGGCGGCCTCGCGTGGCGTCAAGGTCGCGGAGGCGCGCGGCCCGGCATTGCAGGCCGACTACGCGGTAAAGACCGGGACGGCCGTAGCGCCGGCGGAAAAATCCTCAATTTGGGATACTTTAGTTTCCATATGGAAGGCCGGCCTTCTAACTAAGCCGACGACTCACCTTAGGAACATCGGCGGGACTGGTCTCTTCCAGCTAAGCGAGCAAG